GATGTCAACTCGCGGCACTGAGACGGTAAAAGATGTCACAGCTGAAATTTCTAATGATGAAACAGTTGTCGGATTCTTTAATATATCGAAAAACGGAGTGACTGGCTTTTCTCTGCATGAGGATCATGGGTTGACTCCCGAGGAAGTGAAACAGGTATTCCAGACTGCTATTGATGATTGTAGCGAGGTATTGAAATGAAGTATTAATATTTTAGATAAATAATTATGGATTATTTCAAAAACCTACTTATTGGATTGATTACCGGCATAGCTGCCTATCTCAATCCTATCTCTGGGGAGATCAAAAGCCTTATTGCAGTATTTGCCCTCAACTTCATTTGTGGGCTTCTTACTGCCCTACTAATCAATCATGAAAGCTTTTCTTTTAAAAAGGCTTGGAGATGCATCGTAGAAGCAACTATTTTCTTTGCCTTAGTTAGTTGTATCTATTTTATTGGTGAACACAAAGGAAATCCGGAAGGTGCACTTCAATGTGTCTCATTTATTACGTATAGCGTTTTCTATTTCTACGGGGTAAATATTCTGAGGAATATCAAAGAAATTCTCCCTAACTCTAGCAATGGTTACAAGGTGGTAGCTTTCTTGCACTATGTATTAAGTGTCGAGTTTATAAAGAATATCCCTTATCTAACGAACTACTTACAAAAAGGAGGTGCAAAATGATTGAAGTATTGGAGTTTATTTTTCAAGATTCTTGGCATTGGCTAGGAACAGCCATTTTGATAGCTATCATTTTCCGTGTCAATTTGGTAAAGATTGGCCCAATAACAAAGAATAAGGAGGAGAAAAAATGAAGAAAATTGATGCTATTATCATCCATTGCTCAGCAACACGTGCCGAGCAAGATTTACGTGCGAAGGATATTGACCGGATGCACAAACAAAGGGGATTCAGCCAGATCGGTTATAACTTCATCATTGACCTTGACGGAATGGTTGAGGATGGACGGTCGTTAAGCATCGATGGGGCGCATTGTAGCACAAAGGGATTCTCTGGCATATCATACAATAAGCATTCGATAGGTATCTGCTATATCGGTGGACTTGATGCGAACGGAAAACCTGCTGATACACGGACACCCGCTCAAAGAGCTAGTTTACGTGAGCTGGTAGCAAAGCTCTGTAAGGAATATCTTATAATTGAAGTGCTTGGACACCGTGATGCTTCTCCGGATCTGGACGGCAGCGGTGAGGTAGAGCCGAAAGAATATATCAAGGCGTGCCCCTGTTTTGATGTACGCTCCGAATTCCCTAATTTCTTGCGTAATACTGTTATCCGACCATGAAGCGATTAATCTACATTATCATTTTGCTGGCGTCAGCAATATGGTTATCGTCCTGCAAGTCTTCTCGCAATATTGAGACGCATAAGCAAACTGATTACTCCGGTGAATTTCAATATCTACGGAAAGTAATGGAAGAGTTGCGTATAGGTCTTAGTAAGCAAACGAAGATTGTAAATGATCGGTTAAGTGATCTTAAGATTGAGAATACGACTGTTTATCTTTCAGCGCCGGATTCAGCCGGTAAACAGCACGTAGTCAAAGAAAGTATAACTAAAGTTTCTAAGCAAGAACAGGAAAGGACTGAAGTTGATGAAACATTATCCATTACCTTGCAGCAGTTCTCGAATCGACTTGATACTATAAATAATAAGGTGAATGCTTTACTAAATCAAAGAGAGAAGGTTATTGAACTATCTTGGTGGGATTTACATAAAGATAAAATATATGTAATCATTATTTTTATTGCTATAGGGGTGTTTGTGTATATATACCTAAAATAAATATATTTTAGAAATGGCGATTTTTTTGTGTTTCTATGTTTATAAACATAGAAACTTATTTAACGTTGGCAGGTTGTTTTTTTTATTTTTGCAAAAAATATTTATTTGAAAAGATATGGATACAAAATCATTTTTTGAAAAGTCTAAAAAACAGCTTAATATATTAAATAAAAAAGGTTGGTTAGCTAATATTTCATCATACAATAATGAATACATTTGTCCTTTGTGTTTGAACAAGTTCACTGCTGAACAAATGGATGAATTGTCACAAGAAGATGCACCACAAGACAAATTAGGAGGTAAAAGAATAGCCTTAACATGTAAAAAATGTAATAATACATGTGGCTCATCTATGGACTGTTACTTAATAAATAGAATTGAAAACTATGAGAATTCTATTTTTATACCAGGAACAAAAAGGGACGTTAAAGTTAAAGTCGCTGATAAGACTTTTAATGGTCAATTAGAAGTCTGTAGTGATGGGCGTATGATAATGACTAATAGCTTTAAACAAAATAATCCTACTTTATTAAGTGAATATATGAAGCAACTAGCGGAAGATATGGCGCTGTCTATTGAGAATAAAAATAAAAAAGTAGATGATACACGCCTTTCTGTTGCGTTGTTGAAAAATGCATATATCATACTTTTTGCAAAATTCGGTTATACCTTTCTGATAGATGAACTTTATGATACTATAAGAGAGCAGATTGAAAAACCTGATTCAGAAGTTGTTCCTAAGCTATGGAAGATAACTAGAGAACGAATGATTCCCGATGGTGTATATTTGATGTCTGATTGCGATGGTTTTTTAGTTTCTTACACCATTAAAAAAAATATTGAGTATTATGTTTTGGTAGCGATACCTTTCCCTACTATTTCATTTGATGAAATAGTAGCTTATCTTACAACCATTGGACCGAATAAGTCTATGAGGTTAAAAGAAGTTACTAATAGAGATTATTGGCAAGATGAAAGTGCTGTTGAATTATTAAGAAAAGAAATATTTCTAGAAAAAGGAGAATAGGTATTGACCGATGCTAACCAATGATACAATAAAAGCTATAATTGTTAATCATCCCCCCAAAAACTCCAATAGGATGACAGAAGTAATGGCAGAAGAAAATAAATATGGTCATGATTCCGTTCAGGAGTTATGAAATTTTTTATTAACTTAAATAAGTCTCTAGTATGAATAGAATTATAATTATTGGCAACGGTTTTGACTTAGCTCACAATTTAAAGACTGGATATAAAGATTTTATAAATGATTATTGGGCTACTGTTGAAGAAGGGATTTATGATAAATACTGGCGGTTGTTAGACCAACAATATGGAGGAGGGGGTAAACACCCTCTTAATGACTATGAAGATCAGTTTATAAAAATTAAAAAAGAATATGATAAAGCCGGAGTTAATAAAGGACTATCTTCTTATAAAGAAGATAGTCCTTTATGGAAATTGCATACACTAATTGATGAGCATAATAATGATCCTAGTTCAAATGTGACAGTTCATTTAAAGTTCAAAAATCATTTTTTTGAGCGTATATCTCATCAATGTTCTCTTGTAAATTGGGTAGATATAGAAAATGAATATTATAGTGTATTGAAAGAGTTACTTCAGGAAGAAAATCCCCAAAAGCAAAACGAAAGTATCCGTACTCTTAATAAAGAGTTTGATGATGTAAAAAGATTGCTAGAAAAATATTTAACAGAAATTATAGAAAAGACTGAAATTGCAAAACATCAATCTATACAAGACGCTTTTTCAAGTTTTGTAGAATTTGACGATATTGCTAATTGTAAACAAACTGTATATGTAAATTCTATTTTTGCTGAAATGGTCCAAACTAATACAATTGATGAATTTGAATATGATAGAAAAGTTGATAATAAAACATATAAGTACTGCCTTACAGAAAATGAGGCCCGAATAATATTTATTGAAAAAAAACTCAAAAATGAGTCTTTTAAAAAGTTTCATCTTCTACCATACACATTACTTTTGAATTTCAATTACACCCAAATAGCGAAAACGTTATATAATGATCATAATATTGATGAAATCATCAATATTCATGGAGAACTTAACAGTAAGAATAATCCCATCATATTCGGATATGGTGATGAATTAGATGATGATTATAATAAAATAGAGAAATTGCAGAACAATGATTTTCTAGAGAATATTAAATCAATAAGTTATCATAAAACAAGAAGCTATAGAGAACTACTGAATTTTATTTCATTAGGCCCATATCAGATTTTTATAATGGGGCATTCTTGTGGAAATTCTGATCGGACGTTATTAAATACTTTATTTGAACATGATAATTGCATATCAATTAAAGTCTTTTATCGACAGTATGAAGATGGGGCAGATA